TGCCGGAAGGTCACGGTGAAGCCCTCGTGAGTGGTCGTGTCGCCTTGGTTTTCCTGGTAGCTGTGAACGTAGCCCTGCGCATACTGCACAGCGTCACCGCTCACGGGCGCGGGGCCATCACCGGAATCGGTGCCGGAGCCGGTCACGATCTTGACCGAAAGCAGGCCTTGGCCGTCCTCGGATTGTTCCTTGATGTCGATCTGCCCCGCGTCGCTGTCCACCTTGCGGAACGACATCTGACTTTCGACGCCCGTCGCCGCGCCCTTGACGGATTCGGTGAAGCCCGTGCCGAGGTCGGGCACGTCGATACCGGCGTGAGTCACGCCAAGCTGCGGCAGAGTTTGCACGCCCTTGGCCTGCACCCAGGTAAGCGCCTCGAACCCGGTATTGTCATTGGTCGCGGGAAGCGCCTGCGCGACGTAGATCGTCTTTCCGATGTGACTGCGTGTCATGGTTTGCCCTTTCGGCCATAAAAAAGACCCCCAGCGGGGCCGGTTTCAGGATTGCGCGCTGTTCAGCGGATGCCAGCCCGCGCGCGGGGCAAATCAGCCCTCGTCGGCCGTGGATTCCGGCTGCGCCTCGCGCACCCAGCCCCGCGCCAGCCAAGCGCCCTCGTCGGCCACCAGAGGCCGCGCCACAGCGCCTTCGCGCGCGTCCTGCGTCCGGTTCGTTGCGATCAGCGTAACGCGCTCCTGCGCTGTCTTTGCCGCCTTGCGTGCCATGTTCGGCCCTCCTATGCGTCCAGCCGGAAATTGATATCGACCGGCACGGCCCAATGCGTGCCGCGATCCACCCTGCCCCGCCCCACGGTTGCGCTCATGATCGTGACGCTACGCCCGTCCACAGAAGGGCGCGGCAGAGACATGAAGTAGTCAGCGATCCGCGCCGCTTCCTCACGGTAAACGATCTCATAATCTCCGATCCGGCGGGTCAGGGTCATCTGATAGATGCCGGTCAGGTCTTGCGCCGTGCTGTCCAGCATCGGGCGCGTCGATACATTCGGCAGGTGATCCACCATCACGTATTCGTCGGGCAGCGCATCGGCTTTTTCCCGATAAACCAGCGCGGGCAATGACAACGCCAGAACGGCCTTTTCCGCCCGCTCGTTCAACGCAGAAAGGATTGCGGCCTCGGGCGTCATTCTGCACCTATCTGCCGGATCACGGCCTCGGCAATCGGCTGGAAACGCTGCACGGTCAATTTGACCATGCCTGCCGGGGCCTGTCGCGAATGCCCATCTTCAAGACGCTGCGCATAGGGCAGGTTGTTCGCCATGTAGATCACGTCTCCGGGCTCCATGCCTGCGGTGACACCCTGCACCTTGGCGATAACCACGGTGCCATTCGGATCCACAGCTTCAACAGTGCCGCCCGGAATATCGCCAATCGCCGCCTGCCAGTTGCCGCGAAATCGGCCCGTATCTACAGGCGACATCATGATGACGTTGGAAAATGCTTCCAGGGTGATCTTGCGCGCCGCCCGGCTCATCTTGTCCAGCGTCTTGCGCTCGAACCGGCGGAGATCATCGGTGAAACTCATTTCCGCGCCACCATCCGGTAATGCGTCACCGTCCCGCCGGGCGCGAATTTGCCGGGGTCGATGATGCTCAGGACGCCCTCGCTGCACACGATCTTGTCTGCCGTGGTCGGCTCAATCGTCAGGCCGCTTGTCGAGACCAGCACGCGCCAATCCCCAGCCTTGATGAAGGTGCCATCAATGTCTTTCTGCGCCACCGGAAACACCGCCATATTCGCGGGATAATCCGTCGATGCCTTGTTGCCCGAAATCGGCGTAGATGCCCCGATGCCATCCGTGACGCGGCGGCGGATCGCACCAAGTTGGCCGAACGTGTCATCCGACACGGCCAGAAGATCGTCGGCAACGGCCCGGAAATCATCATAGATCGTCATGCGCGCGCCAGATGAATTTGACCGGCACCGGCCCGCACGTAATCGCGCAGAATGCGATCAACTGCCGTGAACCGCGGCAGCGCCTTGCCGCCCGCATATTCCGTTTCCGTTTCCAGCACGTCCGCTCTCTTGCGCTCTCGCCTGACCGGGGCCGTCACAGTGGCCAGCGGATCGGCCCCGCCTTGGATCAGGAACGCCATTTCCATCTGCGCATCCTTGATCGCCTGAGGGACAATATCGCCATCAACCCACCAGCCATCGACATACCCCACGTTATCGCGCGGCCAATCGCGGGCCTGAAACTCGGACCCCCGTACGCCCTTCCAGCCATAAGACGAATCGAGGACCACGGCAGCGCGGCGCAGGTTGATCTCGTTGGCCGCGTCAGTATCGGCCAACGTCCAGCCCATAGCGGTCGCGCGCGCCTGATATTCCGAAAGCGTCACATAGCTGTCAGCGCTCTGCCCGGCAGAGGTGGCGTCGAGGGCCATCGTCAGTCCGCCTTCGCCTTGGGCGCGTGTTTCTTTTCAACCTTCGCCTTAGCCTTGCGGGAGACCTCCTGCACCTGCTCGAAGGTCAGTTCTTGGCCCGCTTCGAAGCCGTCTTTGTTCTTGGTCATTTTCAACTCCACTCCAGATCAAGCCAATGAAGGGGCCAGTTGCCCGGCCCCTCTTTTCGCCTGACCTCAGTTGGTCCAGAGGAACGCCATCGGCACATTCTTGCGCTCGATGACGCGATCCCACTGCGCAGCCGCCTTCAGCTCTGTCAAAGAGAAGCTGTTGCCGGTCGGCGTGCCAGTGTGCTGGAAGCCCAGCGGGTGCAGCAGCCACGTCTTGCGCGTCCAGAGTTCCTCGACGCCAGCGCCGTCAGCGTTGGACGCATCGCGATCAACTTCGACCGGAACAGTCGGCGCGCCCTCACCCCAGCCGATAGAGGCCGGGCCGAACAGGACCGACAGATACTTGACGCCATCGGTCGTACCCGCAACGGCAGGCAGGCCATCATCAACGATGATGCGACGCCCGAGGAAAGAGCGGTAGAGAAGGTTCCCTTCGCTGTCCCGCACATCCTCCGCGCCATTCTGCTCGGTGATCTGCTTCGCAATGGACGAATGCACCGCAATTGCAGTCACACCGTCCACACGGTCGCCCATCGTGTAGGCGGCGTCAATGAATGCCTGCTGCGACCACTTGGTCGATGCGCTCTGCGAAGCGATGGCTTCGGCAGCGATATCATGCGTCATGTCGCCGGAGTCGTTGGCGGCATTGTCGGCATGAATGCCCTGCACAGCGGCGATCAGGCGGCGCTGCCATTGCCGCTGCCAGTAGGCGTCAACACGGTTGCGAACATGCTGGAGCGCGTCGTCGCCCATCGCAAGCTCGGTTGCCAGATCGGTGGCAGACCAGCCCTGGTTCAGGAACGCCTTGCGGCTGATCTGCTCGCCCTGCGTCACTTTCAGCGGAGTGCCGTCAGAAGTCGGATCATCGCTTGACAGGTTCGGCTCCGAATCCGGGTTGAGGTCCTTCCAGAACGGGAGTTCCGCGACCTTGCCCGGCTGTGTTGCCAGATTGTCAAACACGGGATTGCGAACCGCAATGCCGCTTTCGAAAAAGTCGGTCTTTTCAGGACCGTTCACCGCCGGGAGGTCTTGAAAGACCGTCACGTCGATGATGTCAGAGAGACGCACAGTAGCCATGTGCTATCCTTTCATCGGTTGTGCAGGTCAGCCTTGGCCCTCGGCCTTCAGGCGGTCGTATTCCTGCGGGTTTTCACGCCTCAGCGCGACCAATTCTCCACTGGTCATTTCGCTGAATTTTTTGGCTCCCGGCGTCCCGCCGTTCGATCCGGGCTGCTTCCCGCCGCCCCCCGCGCCCTTGTCTGCAACAAGGTGCGGTATGCTTCCCGCCATTTCCTTGGCGAGGTCTGCAAGGGTGGCACCGCCGTTTGCGCCGCTGCCCACCATGGGCTGCGCGCCGTCCTGCGTCAGAACCTTCGGGGTGCCATCCTCGTTGAATTGAATGCGGCTCTGGGCGTATCCCGCGAGAAGGTCGAGACCTTCCGGCACAACGCCCACCTTGGCCAGTTCGGCCTTGAGGTCTGCCGATGCTTGCCGCTGCCACGTCGCCTTGATTTTGTCCTGCGCCTCGGTCAGCTTCGCCTCGTAATCGGCCTTGAGTTGGGAGACGATCTTTTCGTGTTCTTCGTCGCCCTTGCCGGATTTCTTGCCAGCGGTTTCCATCGCCTCTTTCACGGCGTCCGGGCTTTCGCCGAGTTCCTTCCATGCCTTGAGGGCTTGGCGGCGCTCAATCGCTTCCTGCTCGGCTGTCAGGGCTTTGGATTTGAATTTCTCCAACTCCGAGGCGGGCGCGAGTTGCGCAAGGTCCAGCGTGGTCTTGCCATCCGTCTCGGAGACAAGAGATTTCAGCGCCTCGGGCAGGCCCGTTGCGTCGTCAATTTCGATTTTCATGGTGTCAGCTTCCCGCTGTTGGTTGTGGGCTTCCCGCCCGTTGTGTAGGCGCTCAGATGCGCGCCCGGAGTTCTGCCAGGCTCAACTCCCGCCCGTTGCCGTCCAGCAAATCGCGGAAACTCAGCTTGTTCTCGCGCCAGAGTTCGGCCCGGCCTTCGCCAAGCACCTCAGCCTGCACGCTCTTGGGCTGGCGCTCTAGCCAACCGTCGAATGTGGTATCTTGCGGCACCTGCCCGTTCATGCTGGCACGAGTGCCCGGCGGCACCTCGTCTGCGTCAATGCCGAGTTCGCGGAATGACTTGGTGACAGGTGCGCTTGTCGAGCGGCACCCCCAATGCCGGTTTCCCGGCCCACCTTCCCAAGGCAGGGTATGATCAATCGGCGCATGGGTGCCGATCTCGTAAAGCAGCCCGTCGCGGGCCGCGCAGCCTACCGTGGTGCGGCTGTCCAACGTGGCCATCCACATGATGCCTTTGAGAACGTCCGCGTTCTGCTCATAGGTGATTTCCCGCGCCGCCTGCGCCGTGGCCTGCGTAGCCGACCGGACCAGCGATTCCGCATTGCGGCGGGTGATCTCCATAAAGCCCCGCACCGGCTCCCCGTTCTGCCGA